TTGAACCACTAGTAATTCCACCCGTCGCTACTTGTGTGGCTGTTGTAGTTAATACCCCTGTAACCAACGCAGTAGTCGCCATGTTTACAGCACCATCAATGTCAACTATGTCTAGGTTGCTTGTTCCATCAACATCAATATCACCAGCAACTGTAAGCCCAGCAGCTCCTACTAATTTTAGATCATCCGCTGATTCATCCCAGAGCATGTACGCGCCTGACGTATCGCCAAAGAACTTAACGTCATAGCCTGTGCCATCGGCACCAACCGTAATAGTTCCATCTGCTTGAGTTGCACCATCAATGTCTACAACATCTAAGTTTGTCGTGCCATCCACATCTAAATCACCATTAAAATCAGCATTACCTGCTAAAGTTAATGTTGAAGCCATATCTACAGCACCATCAATATCAACTACATCTAAGTTTGTCGTGCCGTCCACATCAATATCACCAGCAACTGTAAGCCCAGCAGCTCCTACTAATTTTAGATCATCCGCTGATTCATCCCATAATAAATAACTACCGGAAGTGGCTCCGAAGAACTTGACGTCATAACCAGTATCATTAACGCCTACTGTAAGCGCCCCATCTAGTTGAAGAGCGCCGTCAATGTCGATTGCGTCTACGTTTAAAGTGCCGTCAATATCAACATCCCCTGAGATATCAAGGTTGGTAAATACTGAGGTTCCTGCCGCAGTAACAATTCCTGTGGTAGTAAGGTTTTCATCGCCAAAACTAATAGCACCAGAAGTATCTGTAATAGAACCTCCAGCTACGGCCATCGTTCCAAACACACCACTACCCGCAATCGCGTTTGAAGCTTCTACTACATTAGTACCATCACAATATAAAAAAGAAGTTTTCCCATCAAGTACAGCTATTCCAGTACCTGCGGAAGTTTTTATCGTAATCGTTTGTCCAGTTCCATTATTTACAACATATAACTTAGTAAGTGTTGGAACAACAAGAGTACCAGCATCCGTTAAATCAGTTGTTGTATCAGTTAGTTTTAATATTGCGTTGCGGGCTTGTGCTGTTGTTCCATTTGCTGTAGTCAAGGTATGTGCATTTGCTACCCAAACATCCATAGTAGCTTGCCCAGCAATAGCCTCTTCTATCATATTAGTGATGTTATCATTAACTACATCACCCCAAGTGCCACTTAACTCTCCTTGAACAGGTAGAGCGAGTGCTAACAATGTACTATATGCTGTAGCCATAATTTTTTACCCTAAGCCGCGTTTTGCCAATCTGCTGTTTGCGCTGTACTCACTTCTGAAAATCCCGATGTTTGTGAATCATCAATAGTACTAAATCCTGGTGTTTGGCCTTCATCCATAGTAGACCAAGTTGTTATCCCCCTTAAAGTTATTGTACCAGTAACCCCTGTTACATTGTCAGGTACTATGCTTAAGTACTCAGTACCCCACGTAGTAGGCGTACCCCATGGACCTACACCCCACCCTACATAATTAGTTATAGTAGGCATGCTATTACACTATCCTGATAAGAGCATTTGTGGCGTCTGCTGTAGGAAATTGTATAATAAAATCACCTGCTGTAGTTGTTTGATCACTACCAAAATCCAATACGGCAACTGCTGGAGTACTGCCCCCAATTTGATAAATTAATGCGCCCCTCGCTGTAATTGTTGCTGTTGACCATGTTACATCATCAAAATCTAAATAGGCAGTTGTGCCTGATGTCGTAGGAGCATTAATGGTTAGTGCTGCTCCACCAGCTGTATACCCAGTACCAGAAACTTCGTTAGTTACAGAATAAGCAGTTGTAGCAGCGCTCAACGTAGCAGAGGAAGTATACAAAGCAATCTTGTATGCTTGAGATGTATCAGAACTAAAATCCATCTCTCCATCAAGAAGAGCTAGCTTAAAAGTTGTACACATTGCTTGTGTTATACTCAAGAGGCTTCTCCATCTTCTAAATACTTAATGGTCAACATTCAAATATGCACATCTAATATTTGCAGAAGTAGCCCCACATTTGGGGCATACTTTACCGCCTGAATGTATTTCAACTACTTCTGCAACTGCAGATTTTGCCACAACTTATCTCCTATTTAACAACCGACTTAGGTTGGCCATTACGGTAAGTATCGCCTCGTAATTTACCATCCCCAAAATTTTTAAGTAGTAACAACGCTTGACCATACATACTTTCATACAACTGTACTACATCTGGCTCTCCTTTCAGAAAGCGTATTGCTTCCACAAGTGCCCCGTTCAATAAAGCAGTCTCAAAGTTATCACCCAACCATGTAGTACTTGCAGTAACAATAGACTCTGGGTAATACCCATAATGCAATTCCACTGTGTACCCAGAATCTGGAGTAGGTCCAAGAAGAATACTATCTGCATCAAAATCAGCATAGTATTTTGGTAGCCCACTAGCGGCAACTGTTGGGTACGCATCTCTAATAAAGTTAACGTCTTTATTTACTAAATAAGTAAATACACTACTAGCATTAAGCACAGCTAAGCTATACACATAAAGATAGTCAGATGGAACAGACAAATACTGATTACTTGTAGTAAGCGTTCCGGTACTGTTCTTACGTAACGCAGGTACCTGCACAGAAGCGTAAATACGCTGTTCTGCTTGCTGTGTAAATAACTTCAACATTGCATCAGTAAATGTGTTTTCGCACACATCTGCAATATTGGTTTTAAGATCCGTATAGTTCATGGTGTACTCACTGTAACAGCACCTAAAAACCCCCCCGCAACTACTGGAGTAACTGGAAATATTTTCCTTCTGCTCGCAGAATACCCTGCAAAATCTGGTCTAGGATCACGTATAGCCTGTGGGTCATCCACTGGATACTCACCTAACTTATTCTGTGGATGGTCTTCATCCCAACAAATAGGGCAAACTCGTAAACCTGTGTTTCGCCCCCTAACGTACTCGTTACGTAACTGGGGCAAATAGTACCGAAACCCACACCGATCACATTCAGCAAGAGCTTTCTTCCCAGAAGCAAACCTATTAGACATTACCCAATCCTGCTAACTTTTGGTACAAACCTAACAGATGCCTTCTCTCGATCCTCTCCTGCAGCTAACGCATACTGCTCTTCGTACTCCTGTTTAAGCATTGGCAACCGAGCCGCTAATTCTGGAGTCTTCATAGCAACGTAATACCCCAACCCTGCAACTAACGCAGGGAGGAACCTATAATTCATATCGGGGTTTTCGACACCGTTACCTGCATCTTCGATTCTACGTAGTCTCCAATAATAAAAGAGGTACGTACTATTGAGATCAGGAACCGGCCAAAGATTAATAGACGGCGTAGAAAGAAGACGCTCAATCCAGAATTGGATTGGCCTACCTTGGGATAACTTATTTGGGATAGACGCATAAGTACTCGCAGAAATCCGATTGATAGTTAGGTCACTCTGTAACGCAGTGTCCCCACTATCAGTACGAATAACCGCTTCCAGTATATCTATGGTATCCGCATCCATAGAATACTCAGCAGTGCCCTTAACAAGAGACACACTGCCCTCGTCAATAGTCCACATATTCAACCCCCGATTTTGCCACTCAATCGTAAGCAAATTCATAGACCGACGCGCAGTACGCAAGTCGTAACCGGAGCGCATTTCTGCTCCAGCACGTTCCCAAGCCTCTTCAGCTATCTCTGTAAAGTCTAGGGTAAAGGCTGTAGTACCTGAAGTAGCCATAATTTACCCCATATTAGCGCATCTTCGCTTTGCGAACGCCCTGTCGAGCAAGTCCAGCACCGCGAACAGTGCCACCTTTAGACCGTTTTTTAGACCGTTTCTCTTCGTCCCATACCTCATCAAATTTCTTAAGCATCTTCCATTCGATAAAGTCTTCCCCGTGGGTGGGTTCCGGCCTGTGATCCCTAGGGTAGTCCATATAAATTTTACCAGTTGGCGTGGGGAAGGCTGTCGCTCCTATACGGAGGTTGGGCTCTCCTTTGATTTTGCGAGCAGCAGCCCTCTCCTTCTTAGTAAAAGAATCCTTTACCCTTTGTCTCGCTTTTGATTTTTCTGATTTTGGCATCAGCTTGTCCTCACTTTCATAAGCAAAGCGCCCTCATCCCCGACAGTATCAAAGCCAAAAGTAGATATAAGAATCCGCCCAGTAGCATCGTTGGGACTACTTCGATCAGCGAACCCCGTATACTTTTTAAAGTCTACGTAGTTCACCCCTTCTGCCAATACCCAAATCAGCGTATCTTCAATGAGTAACTCAAAGTGGATACGCGCTTGAAAGCCCACGAAACCCCACGTAATATCATCAATGGTAAATCTGGAATTCCCAGACATATCCTCGTTAGCGGGGTCAATTAATACGTAACTATCAATATCTCCGCTAAAACCATCACTCTGGAAATAGGCATGATAAGCGAGGTATTTAGGGCCAGAAAGAAGTTGCGTAACTTCTATTCGATTAGCCATATTTCACCTCAATTACTCGTTTATTTCAGCCCATGTCATTGAGCACATTCCTGTGCGTGCTGTAGTTAACGTAGTAATGCAAATGTAATGCCCTGGCGTAACCAACGTATCACCATTAAGATTAGCTTCGTTAATGCCAGATTCAACAGAACCTGTTAACTCAACACTACCCATTGAACGATACCAAACAGGGGTTGTTAACAATGTTGCAATACTAAATACCTGACCTCTACCCGAATTAGAATCGGAACCAGAAAGTTTAGCATTATGTATAATAGCAGCTGTTCCTGTCTGAACAGCGACGAGCGTAGTAGGAGACACAGCTAATCCAACTTCAGCAATTGCAGCGAGAGTTGAATTAGCAAACTGTGCGTTCTTCATCACCAGAATTTTATTACTGCCTACAGGGTTTGATAAGACAAGCCCTGTATATGTAGCATGAATAACTGTTACAGCTCCAGCAGTTGTATTATGGGCATGATAAACATTACCAAGCAAAGCTTGTTCGTAAAACCACTTGTCCATCTTTAATCTCCTTTATTTATAGAGAAAAACTATTCAAAAATTAATCGGCTAGCGCCCATATAATGAAGATCCATCGCTGCGGCGCTAGCGTCACCTGCCTCAATCCCAACATAGGGGATTAAGGTTACATCATCAGCAAGTGCAGCTGAACGAGTAACAGTCTCCCTCGGATTCACCGAAGCTACCGCTGTACCCCCAGTACTAGCTGCCGTACCTGTTATATTATACTGAATACCATTTACAAAAATTGTAGCCGTACGTGCGGAATCAATTTTGATCTTCAAATGATAAATAGTACTAGCAGCTACCGTAATAGGTAAGGCACTAATATAATCAGTGCCAGCAGTGCTATATACAAAATGCAAGAGCGTGTAATCAGTAAAAGCTTCACTGTTTGTAGCATCGGTCTGGAACTTAAAGTACGCCTGATCAGTATCAGTAGCGACTAACTGATCATTAGTTTTCTTCAGCCCAGCCCAGATCTTCATATTATCAATTGCCGCTGCAGTAGAAATAGTACAATCCCACTCCACGCTGTTCTCGGAACCCCATACGTATGAAGACCAAGCAGTTTGGTTAGTATCCAAATGAGGTGTAATAATCATCTGATCTTCATCAGCACCAGCAGTTGTAAGCGTTATCCCCGCTCTAGTCGCAGAATACGTAACCAATGCAGTCGTCGAGTTTGTACCAAGCACCTCAAAATTCCGGTTAGCAACACCTCGTGCAAGAATAAGTGCATCATTATCTGCATGGGAAGCATCTGCATTAGTAAGAGGCGCAGTTGCGACTGCATTAAGTGCAGGCCGCTGCAAAAAATACTCTTCAAGATAGGTTCTACGCGCATCTCGACCACCAACGGTTGTATGGTCAAGGAGAGCACCCGTAGAAGTGCTTTTTTCTACATGGTTGTACCCGTTTTCGGACTGTACGGGACCAGTAAAAGTTGATTTGCCCATGTTAATCTCCTGTCGTGAGCAGAGTCTACTGTAATAGTACAGTAGTCAGGAAAAAGGGGGCTAACATAGCCCCCAATTAATTAGTCAGCCCCTGGTGAACCCCAAAGCCCAAGAGGGTCTGAAACCCCAAATGAATAACGTTCCCGAGCCTTATAACGACTATTACCCGTATCAAAATCAGTATCCATCGCAGTGGACATCTTGACACGTTTAAAGTGCTTCAGACCATTTGGCACATCAGTCAGAATAAACCAAGCATCTGTGTCGGTCAGGAAATGGTTAATGCAATACCCGCCCGGAATAGAGCTATTCGCATTCAACGCATTGATATCGTTGTCAGCAGTCTCAACCCGATTCGGTGATTGCAACAGCCTCGTAGCCACAAACTCCAGAGCGGCGGGTATAACAACCTTCCGCGCTCTCGCAGCCATCAACAAACCACGTTCATCAACCCAACCTGCCATCTGGATACATGCAGCTTCCAGAGAGGTTTCGTTAAGGTCAGCAGCCGTAGAAGGTCTATTAGCATTAGAATCGCCACTTACCATCGTGTGATTAGTAGCACACAAGGTAGACCCGTCACCATAAGTCGTACCTGAAGCAAATGCAGTATTAAGGATAGCTGCACCTTTTACCTGCTTCGTATACGCCATTGCACGAGCCAACGCCTTGGTATAACGAGCAGACAACGAGTCATACAAGTTATCTTCGATGGCTTCCTCAGTAATAGAGAAACCCATAGCGATGGTTTCGTGGTTGTATCGAGCGGTGTATACCTCTTTCCCCTCTTGATACGTAATTGCAGCCCCCTCATTCTTAACTGGAGCAGCGGAGAAACCGGAAAGTTTGGTTTCCTCCTCGAATGAACGATCTGAAGATTCTGTTTCAAAAATCTCCCTATGTTCCTCCTTGTACCGGGCGTACTCCAAACCATACAAAGCGTTCAGACCGGGAAGGAGTTCTGTAAGTAATTGTGCTCTTGAAATAGCCATTTACATATCTCCTTACACGCCAATTGGGTTGCGATAGAAGTGTCCACCCGTAGTCGTATTCGGGGTTCCTTCTGCGTTATATGGTTCGTTCCATTTACATAAAAACTCTGAAAACTCACCATCAGAATCAACCGTATCAACGATAACATCGACAATACGTACAGGCAGAGATAGCGTAGTAGCGGCACTAGAGCCATCTATTGCCACTCCAGAAACACCAATTGTAGTATTGCCTGAATTTTGTACAAGAGGGACATTCAAACCAATCACAGTCCTCCCATAACTCGCGATAGTCGTTCCCGAGGATACAGAAGCTACTTGGAATAGAATATCCGGGTCATCAACAACAAAGCCCACTGCATCAGTAGCAGCGTTGCTAGCAGGCCAGAAATCCGAATGAACAACTTGACCTGTAGATGGTTCGGTGTATCGGCACCCCATAAAGATGCCAAGTGGTGTTGCTGTAGATGTGCCGGTATCTTTCTCAATTCCACCAGCAGCCACATGCAATACCACATCACCCATAATAATGTTAGTACCGTAAGTAGTGGCAATAACAAATTCACGGGTTTGTCCTGCGAACGGCTGTCCACCAATAAGTTGGACAGGTCTTAGACCATAAGGAGCCGCAATAGTAGGATAAGCCATATTTATCTCCTAAAATTAAGTCCCCGTACCAAAAGTTACTTTGGAGTCACCCTCTTTAAACAAGGGCATCCGGGGGTCGTTTTCTCTCATAAGGCTGTTATCCACCGCTAGAACTTGACCAGCTGCCTGCTTCTCGTAATAAGCTTTTCGTTGCGCCACCATTTCTATAGGAGTTTTACACAACAGCAATCCCCCGATAAGGATATTATCCTTAAAGCGTTCGTTTTCGATACGCACAATGAAAATTTCGGGGTGGTCTACAGCTCGGACGGGTTCCCAGCCTTCTCGTAATCTAGCAGATACATTAGTAGCGTCAACTTCTCCGCGTGTAGCGACCCTAATCCAACGCATCGCATACCCATCTTCGGGTATTGGCTCAGGTAAAGTTGTGGGAGGCTTCCACGCTTGCGGGCGCTCCTCAGTTTCTCGTGTTTCAAGTGTACGATCTAATCTATTTTCAGCCATCTGCATTCTCCGATTGCTCCGCAACCTTTTGAGCGTACAAATCAAGAGGCACACCAAGCCGCTTAGCGATGTTTACTTGTGTCTGAGTAAGCCTCACTTTTTTAGGGGCTACGCTTCTTTTGGCAGAAGCAACGACATTTGAACTTCGCTTCGGTAGTGCACTATCCTCTTCTTCGTCTCCAGTGGAACTATCTGGAAACGCCCTACGCATACGAGAATCAATGGCTTCGTAGTACTCATCACTATCAGGGTCAAAACCCTCAGTCGTAACGAGCTGTTCATGCAGCCCCAACGCATAACCTGTTCTAGGCCCATCAGTACCAAACCATTTATTAGATTCGTACCACTGTTGGGACTTTACGTTCGGTTCTGGTGCGTCTGGAACGGAACTCTGCTCTTCTTTTACCCCATTTTCCTCTTTTTGTAAAGTAGGAATTTTGAATTTCGCTATCCGATCAGCTCTTATTTTTGCTGTAGTTAACTGCTCTTGTGCCTCAAGAAGCGCGTCTGGCTCCCCACTTTCATATGCTTCTTTGTATTTCGCTTTAATCCGTTCAATATCAGAATTAACCGCTACCTTAGCTTGCTCCAGCAAAGCAGTCTGACTCTTACCAACAGAACCCTTAAGCTCAGTATTCTCCTTAACAAGCTGTGAAGCGTAACGTTCCATCTCCTGACGTTCACGTTGGGCCTTCTCTTTCTCCCTACGTTCATCGTTGTACCCTTTAGTAAAACGGCGTATCCGCTTTTGAACCGACGCTGAATATGATGCCAGTTCCGCATCTGTCACCTCATCAAGAGGAGGAGAAGCCGTTCTACCACGATCTTCTTCTGGGGTGTCGTCAACAACCTCAATCTCGATAGCACTAGATGGTTCTACATCAATTGTAGTGTCTTTATCTGATTCATCAGGAAAAGTATATTCTGTATGTCCCACTTGCTGTTTTGGCATGATTACACTCCTATGCTCTCGTTATCCCACGAGGATCGGGCACTACTGCTTCAATTGAATCATCGTTCATCAAACGATACTCAACATTCTCTATTTTAAACCTTGTACCTGAATTAGCACGAAACAGCACATAATCACCCTCCTTACACCAAGGGCCAGTGGGGAATCGCTCCTTATCCAAATACGCCGTACTGCCTATGTCCATCACAAGTCCAACAATAGACATAATAGTTTCATTATGCCTTTCTGTAGGGGTCTTCTGAATCTCCGTACCGTCATACGTTTCATTCACTTGTGGTAGTGCAACAAGTAAGTGATACCCCACAGGTTTAGGTCTTTGCTGTTCAAACTCCCCATCTGATAGGGGAACTAACTCATTCATCATCGTCTCCATCTGCGTAATTTCGGGCTAGCTCTTGTACAAGGCGCAGCGCCTCATTCATACCCTGAATATACCCAATAGCTTCAGTGTACGCCGGGTAGTTTTTCGCTCCTCCCTCAGACAAATAAACAGTGCGGGCAACCGCCGCCTCTTTTATCTCGTCAGAAAGTACCTCAAATACTGTTCGTGCCATTATCCCTCCTTACTGGGGCTAGTTTTAGTACCCTGCACCATTTTTGCTACTTCTACATCGAGCGCATTATCCGCCTGCCGTACAGTAATAGCATCCTTTCGTTTATCACTATCTTGTCCCAGCATCAATTCCAATTCTGCTAAACGAACTTTCTCTGCTTTCTCCAACGCATCCACTCTATCTTTAGCTTCCTTGCGTCTCTGTTCTGCAACCTTTATCTCAGCGTCTGAAGCATCTTTCATTTGTTTCCGTTGTTGCTCAGCTTGATCCAGTTGCATCCTAGCTTGCTCTAACTGGAACGCTGGGTCTTCAGCCTTCTTCTGCGCTTCTTGCTGCGCAGCTTGCTGCATATGCTTCTGCGTTACTTGTTTACCAGCATCAGCCATCATACGCGCAAGGTTAACTTCAAGTTCTTCAGGCAGGGGCTTATTAGGTGCTGGTAACGGAACCCCGAGTTTCTCTTCCATTTCTCTACGGTAGCGGAATCCTAAATGTTCTGCTATGTGCGCTTGTAGAGCCGCCATTATTTGCTGTGCCTGTGGATTCTGTCCAATTGTCTGCGCAATCATAGGATCTTGCATGAACGCAGTATGCGTTGCTATGTGTGCATCAGAGTCCTGATAGATGAACGCTTTAATTGGTTTCCCAACAAGCACATTCATATTCTCGCTCACTGGGTCAACAGGCCACGTATCTTCGGATATAGGCACGAGTTTATCCGCGTTCTTTACACCAAGAACCTCTATCATCTGACGATGCAACTGAGGTAGGTCGTAAATTTGTGGAGCAGACTGCGATAGTTGGTGTACAGCTTGATACTGTACCACCCGTTGAGCCATCGTAGAACTATTAGGGTCACTAACAGGAATAACATCAACCATAGCGTAGTCAGAGACTCTAGCAGACATCTCCCCACGTTCTGGAACATAGGCATACTGTTGGGGAGCATACTCAGATATGATTTTCTTGAGCAGCTTAAACTCCTGTTTCATCGTGTAGTGAACACGCGCCTGAACAGCAGCCATAGGTTTTAAGGTTCGTTCTAACAAAGCAAGTGTGGTACCGACAGGAGCATTGGCAGACATATCAGAGACGTTCATATCACTGATAGCCCCAAGTCTTCTTCCCTCAGCAGTTATCTCAGTTAGTAGCGCATGTAGTGTAGCGCTAGGCTCCCCATATGGCATAGCCATAAGGTTATCCCTTATCGTACCCCCAGGAACATCAGCATCCCGCCATTCCCCCGGCTCAATAGGAGTATCTTCCCCTTTAATACGTAACCCCCGTGCTTTCAGCCCCCCAGGCAAGTTAGATAGCGTACCCGCATCAACCAACTGACGAATCAACGATGTCCCAGCCCGCGAATACCCACCTATAATATGTATCAACCCAAGTCCATAAAACCCAAATCCTGGTATGTACACGTAATGCACGAAGTGCTGTCGCTTTAGCTTCTTCTCATCTTCCTCCCGCCAATTACGCCTAATCGCTAACATTTCATTGTTGCCACGCTCTATAGTCACAACATAAGGTTTAGCAATAGCATCTTCATCATCTAGATCGTCTTCAATTATAAGATCCGCATGCACCTCATATAATGCATAACGATTATCCTCGGTAAGAACAAACCCACTATCCTTAGCTTTTTGCTCTTCAACATCTGTACGGTATTTTTCTGGCTCCCCGAGATCTATATCTCTATAGAACTTGTTAGCCTGTAATTTCTTCAGCTCATTTTTAGTCTTACGCATAACGTGTGTAACACGCTCTGCATTTTCAATCTGGGATTCCCCATAAGGAACAATGACATCTTCAGCAGCTACATAAACTGCTGTCTGTCTACCGATGTTAGGATCAAAATAAATTTTCTTGAACGCAGACCCAGCTAAACCAAGACTAAATAGTAACCTTTCATGCTCAGGACGATACTCAACCATGTTTTCAGTGAGTTCGTAGTTCATATCACTCTTTACACGATTAGCTGCTTCCTCTTTTTCTTTCGTCTCATCCCCAAGAACTTTAGTCTTCACTGGACCCATCGCGGGGAACGTTTCGCTCATCGTTTCTGCTTGGAACCGAATAGCTGCCTCTGCTAAAACGTTAGAGTAGGCACCACAAGCACCATTCCAAGGCTCAGTACGCTCTTCATATTTAAACCCAAGTACTTCAAGCCCAGATATGTACGCGTCTACCCATTCTTTACGAGCTACTATATCTGCTTCAACCAATTCTGAAATATCAGCAGCAAGCAAATTCAGTTTATCTTCCGGCATATACTCAGCAAGATTAGCTTCAAACGGAGCATTTACCAGATCGTCATCTGCATCTTCGTCTTCAAATATTACTTCCACCCCACCATCTTCTAACTCTATAATCTCGTTAGCTTCCTCTTCAGGAAGCTCAAATTCTAGAACGTTCTCTTCTTCAAGAGCCTCTTCGTCTATGTCTGGTGTTCTAAGTGGTTTATCTATAGCCATATTTAACTCCATGCATCATCGTCGTCGCTAGATGCCTCCCATAATCTGTCTCTAAATTAGTCTTACGCGTCCGCCTTTACGGAAATCTCTAGGCATTTCAGTAGCATCAGTATTTCCTAAGACCTTTCTCTTGAAATAGTGCCCTAAAGCGCCCTTCTTTCTAATATCAGGAACTCGTGACTTCCAGTGAGCAGGTATACGCCC